ATCTGCTGGCAGTGGCCGGAGAACGACCGCCGCTGGGAGACGGTGCAGAGTGGGGAGGTCGATCCCGCGCGCGCGCACGACATCGTCGGCTACCTGCCGATGGACTGCTCGCTGGACGACGCCCCGGCGCATCTCCACCGCGTCATGCGGACGTTCCCGAAGGAGGAAGTCTCGGCGCTGGCGGATCGCATCCTCCGCTTCAATGAGACGGAGGCGCTGAACGAGCAGGTCAACGCGGTGCTGCAGGAGTTGACGGACAGCCCGGACCCCACGGGGCTGACGAAGGTGCGGCGGGGCAAGAGGGTCCAGGTCACCCCGGCGCTGTAGTTCCACTTTCCCTGAGAGGCATCCGTGCCGGCCATCACCCGTGCCCAGCTGGTCAGCGACACGCGGCAGTACATGGACGCGGAGCAGTCGGATCGCTGGTCGGACGCGTTCATCAAGACGGTCCTGAACTCGGTCTATGACGCCGAGTGGTCCAACATCCTGAACGCCGCGCCGTACTATCGGTTCGCGCAGCGGCAGGTGACCACGGACGCCAACGGGCAGGTCGCGCTCACCGCGCTGGACAGTGGCAGCGGCGACAACCAGCAGCTGCTCTACCGCGTGATGTCGGTGTCGGATGGCAACGTCCTGTACTCCGAGACGCGGTTTCAGGACGTGCCGCTGGCCACCACGACCAACTACCTGCCCAGCTACCCCCGGATGTACTACATGACGGGGACGTACCTGCAGGCGCTGCCGGTGGCGTTTGGCGTGGGGCTGTACGTTGGCGTCAACTACAAGCCCACGGCGCTGCTGGACCTGTCGTCCGACACGGCGACGATTGACTGGCCGAACAACAACCATCTGGTGCTGGTCTACCAGGGGGCCTACCAGTTGCTGCAGAAGGGGGGCGCCGAGGCAGCGGCGGCGGCAAACCTGCGCCGGATTGCCGACGAGGAGCGGGCTACGATGCTGGACGACATGCGTCGGCAGACGATCAACCCGACGCGGATGGCGTATCCTGACATGAAGTGGGACTGGAGCGGCGGCTGATGACAGCGCCCTTTCGTGCCGCTGCGCCTCCGCGTGACACCCTGCTGGACGAGCAGCCGTCCATGCAGGGCGGGCTCAACACGGTGTCCGACGAGGCGTCGCTTCAGCCCAACCAGCTGCGCCGGGCGACGAACGCGCGCCTGACGGACTTTGGCGCCGTGACCAAGCGCGGCGGGACGCGGCGCACGTCGTCCTCGGCGCTGGGCGGCGACATCTTGAACGGGTACACCTGGCGGCGGGATGGGGGGACGCAGCAGATCCTCGTCGTGGCCGACAACGGGACGCTGTACACGGCAGCCTACGGCAGCTTCCCGTGGACCTACACGGCGCAGACCGGCGCGCTCTCGACCAGTATCGCGCCAGCGTTTGCCCAGTTCCGGGACGCGAGCAATGACGTGGCGTACATCGCGGACGGGTCCAGCCTGAACAAGTGGAACGGCACGACGCTGACCACGACCGGCATCGGCGGGGCGTTCAACGTCAGCACGCTGGCCGTCCACAACCAGCGGCTGTGGGGCGCCGGGGACAGTGGCGCGCCGGACTCCATCTTCTACTCCGGGCTCAACAACGGCGATTCGTTCAGCGATGCGTCGTTCAGCGGGAGCGGTGGGCCGGGCGGTCAGATCGTGGTGCGGACGTTTGCAGACGAAACGGTGGTGGGGCTGGCCAGCGTCAACACGTCGCTGTTGATCTTCCACCGTCGAGGCATCTCGCGCTTGACGGGGTTCGGGCAGGACGACATCACCGTGGCGCCCCAGGGCCTCACGGCGGACGTGGGCACCATCGCGCCCAAGAGCATCGTGTCTATCGGCAACCTGGCGTACTTCATCTCGGAGCGCGGACTCTACCGCTGCAACGAGGCCGAGGTGGCGCCGGTTGCCACGGTCGAGACGCCAGACCCGATCCTGCCGTTGATCCGCACGTTGTCCTCGGCGCAGTTCGGCGGCATCCGGGCGGAGTTCAACCGGGGGACGCGGGAGTTGTGGATCAGCCTGCCGACCATCGGGGTCTTCCAGTACCACACGCTGCTGGGCGCCTGGAGCGGGCCGTGGGACACGGGGTACATCACGCCAGCGACGACCACGCTGTTCGAGACGCTGGACAGCAACGGGCTGCCGGTGGTGCTGCGCGGGGACGTGGACGGGTGGGTGTCGCTGTGTGATGCGCCGGGGTACAACAAGGACAACGTGGCGGCCAACGGCACGGGCGGCACGACGGTCACGATGAGCGTCCAGTTGCACCGGATGTACTGCGGGGACGACAGCGTGGCCAAGGCGCTCCGCTTCGGCTACCTCACCGCCTCACTCAACGGGACCAAGTCGTGTGACGTGACGTGGCGTTCGGACGACACGGCGAGCGGGTACACGTTGCCGGTGTCGTTCGCGTCCACCTGGGGCACGGGGACGTGGACGGGCACGACCAGCTGGGGCGGGGCTGGCGGCAAGAACTATCGGGTGCAGATGGGCGGGAACGGCTACTACATCGACGTAACGATCATTGACTCCGGCACGGCATTGCCGGTGTTCAGCCGGTTCAAGCTGTCAACCTTCGCGCTAGGGAGGCGCTGATGCCGGAGACGGTGGGGCAACATGGCGTGGCGGCGTTCACCAATCCCAGCAACGGGGACCCGCTGGACGCCACGGTGGTCAAGGGGAACGACAACACCCTGCGGACCGCCTATGTGGCGCATGACGACGACACAGGCATCCATGTCCAGTCCTCGCTGCTGGCCTCGCGCCCGGCAGCGGGGACGGCGGGGCGGAAGTGGCTGACGACGGATAGTGGTGACGTGCGCCTGTGGTACGACACCGGATCGGTGTGGGTGGAGGTCGCCTACGTCCGCTCTGGCGCTTCGGTGACGCTGGCGGGCCTGACCCTCACGGGCCCGCTGGCGATGGGCGACAACCTCATCGAGCGTCCGGTCATCAAGGACTACGGTGAGACGCGAACCACGCCGTCGATCAGCGCCGGGACGCTGACGCTCAACCTGGAGAACGGCAACGTCTTTGGGGTGGCGCTCAACGCCAACATCACGACGCTGACGATCCAGAATCCCAGCGCGTCGGGGACGGCGTGCAGCTTCACGCTGGCTTTCACGGCGGACGGCACGCCGCGCACGGTGACGTGGGGCGCCAGCGTGAAGTGGGCGGGCGGGACGGCACCGACGCTGACCAGTACGAACACCAAGGTGGACATCTTCACGTTCGTGACGTGGGACGCGGGCGCGACGTGGTACGGGTTTGTCTCGGGGCAGAACTTCTGATGTTGGCCACGCGCATGCTGATGTCTGGCGGCCCGATCCTCCAGTACGGCACCCCCGGCACCTACACGCTGGTGCTGCCCGCCAACGCCACGACCGTGCGCGTGACCGTGGCGGGCGCTGGCGGTGGCGGGAGTGGTGGAGCCTTGGTGGCAGGCGGCGGTGGCGGCAGCGGCGTTGTGGCGCGCTTTACCCGCACGGTGTCTGGCGGGCAGTCGTTGAGCATTCTGGTCCCTGCCGGGGCAACGGCTGACAACGGCGGCGGCATAGCCCAAGTCACCCATGTGGCCAGCAGTGACACGGCAAGCGCCAATGGGGGGTTCGGGGCAAGCGGTGCGACGGGCGGCAATGGCGGCACGGCGTATGCCACCTCGGGGATTTGGGTGTTTGTGGACAGCAGCGCCGGGAGCGCCGGAAACAACGCGACGGGCGGTGACGGTGGCGCTGGCGGCAACCGCAGCGCGTTTCAGGGCGTGGTAGGCACGGGTGGGTTGGGCGGCATCCAATCGACATCCACGCCGTCAACCGCTGGGACGGGGTATGGTGCTGGTGGTGGCGGGACGTACCAGGGCGGGACCGCTGGCAGCAGCGGCGCGCCGGGGTTTGTGCGCGTGGAGATCAACTACTGATGGCGCTGGTCGGCGGGCACCAGACGCTCACGTTCTCCAGCCCGGTGCTGTCTGGCGCCGGGGTGAACGCGAACGTCGTGCGCGGGAACGACAACGTGCTGCGGACGGCACTGAACGCCCACGACGACGACGCCAGCATCCACGTCCAGTCCGGCACGTTCGCCAACCGGCCGACGACCATCGCGGACGGGGCGACGTACTTCTGCACGGACACGCGGGACACCTACAGCCGCGTGGCGGGAGCGTGGGTGCAGTCCGGGTGGGCGCATTGGTACGGCGGATTCTCGGATTACACCGACCAGGCGCACACCGCGATCAACACGGCCAAGGCGATCACGTTTGACACCACCGACCTGTCGCGCGGCGTGACCGTCGTCAGCACCTCGCGCCTGACCGTGGCGTATGCGGGTGACTACAACCTGATGTGGAGCGGGCAGTTCGTGAACACCGACTCGCAGATTCAGGATGTGGACGTGTGGGTGCGAAAGAACGGGACGGACGTGGCGGGCTCCACCGGGCGCGTCTCGGTGCCCAACAAGCACGGATCGGTGGACGGGCACCTGCTGCCGGCGTGGAACTACTTCTTCACGCTAGCGGCCAACGATTACCTGGAGCTGTATTGGGCGGTCACGAACACCGCCCTGTCGCTGCAGACCAACCCGGCAAGCGCCTGGGCGCCCTCGACGGCGTCTGTCATCGCCACCCTCAACCGGATCTAACGATGCCGATCACCAGCAAGGCGCAGCAGCGGCTGATGTACGCAGCAGCCGCAGGCAAGGTGAAGGACGGCCCCAGCAAGAAGGTGGCCACGGAGTTCATCGAAGCGACGCCGAAGAAGGCGTATGCGAACATGCCGGAGAAAGCCTCCGGGAAGAAGCGGGTCGTCCTCAAGCGCAAGGGAGGGTACTAGCATGGCACGGAGGCGCGGCGGGCTAAGTCTTGGGCTTCTGTTTCCACGCATTGTGGCAAGTCCGGCACCGTCGCGCTTTTGTGCCTCGCTGTGTTTTGCGAACAAAAGTGTTCCGCTCGTCAAACGGATGGCCTTGGGCGCAGTGGGTTTTTATACGGTTATGCATGCCGGCATTCCCGCGCCGAATGTTTTCCTGCTGCGTAACGGCTTCCAGGTGGCGCGGGTTGAAGCAAGCTCTATTTCTGCACAGGTGGTCTATGTGCAGGCCTTTGGGCACAGGCCCGTACATCAACTCGTATGACAACGTGTACGCGTAGAAGCGCTTAGGTTTCTTGTTGACGCTAACGCCAACTGCGCCATACCCATAGCACTTAGCTCCAGGCCAATTCCAGCACTCATCTGGCTTGTCAACAAAAGTCAACAGCCGCTCGTAGAAGTTCATGCGTTTGATAGGCATGTACAACAATAACCCTTTTATTCACGCTTACAAGCCGGAGGTTTGTCATGGCTAGAAAGAGAGGCGGGTTGGCTGGTTTTTATGACAGGCGGAAGGGGCTGATCCGCACGGCCTCGACCATCGGGGCGTCCCTGCTCGGTGGCCCCGGCGCCGGCGCAGCGGTGGGCGCGGCGTTCCGTGGACTGGACCGTCCCGGCCAGCGTGGCATCGGGTTCGACGTGGGCCAGGGGGCGCGTGGGGCGATGGAGGGGTACAGCATCGGGTCCATGACCAAGGGCGCGCAGGCGGG